ACTTCATAGCCAGTAAACCTGTAACGGAAAGGGGTGGCGTTAGACAAAACATGCTGGAAATGAAAAGAGCTGGGAAGAACACTACTGTTGCTGGGGTTCCGGGTCAATACAATCAGCAGGGTGTGTTTGTTCCAGCCTCTACTCAAGAGGAGGAATTATCCTTTGCTGAGCGGAAGGCTAGGAGGATTTCTGTTGAAACGCAAATAGCGAAGAATGAGATTAATGAAGAGTGGTCAGCTCTAAAAGATATTAATAAGGCAGAAGTAGACAAGAGAAGCGTAAAAGATATGCTTGCCCAATTAAGTCGAGCTTCAGATGATATTGATTGGAAGACCGCTGGGTTTTTTGGCACCATAACTAAGTATATCCCGGGCACTCCTGCTGCTGATTTAAAGGCCACCCTTCTAACACTGAGGGCTAACATAGGGTTCAAACAGATAGCCTTAATGAAAGAGCAGTCTGCTACTGGTGCTACGGGGCTTGGTCAAGTGGCTGTTCCTGAGTTTGAGGCTCTACAGGGAGCTATGGGTAATCTTGAGCAGTCACAGTCACCAAAACAACTAAGAAGCCAAATCGCTGTTCTTGGGAAGGCATGGAACAAATACAGAGCTGCCGTTGTTCGTACAGAGGCAAGGGCTAGGGCTGCATTTAAACGTAGAGGGAAAAGAGCGCCAACATCTGCTCCTCCAGCAGCAGCCGTTTTACCTCCTTCTGATTTCTCGCAAATGAGTGATGAGGATCTGCTTGGTGGCTAGTTTAGAACAGTGGCAAGAAATAGCTAACAGAGGCATTCAAGACAAGCTTTCCCCAGAAAGGAGAGCAAGGTTTGATGAGATATCCAAAAGAGGCTTGATTTCAGTACAGGCTCCGGTGGCCCAAGCACCCCAAGAGCAGTCATTCCTTGAAAGGTCAGGAGAAAGGCTTGCGGAGCGTGGTGAGAATATTGCTGGTTTAGCGGGTCAGATGTTTTCTGGAGAGATTAACCCATCCAAACGAATTGGCCTTCCTAGCTTTGCCGAGCAATCGGCGGGGCAAGTCTTTGGCGGAGCTTTAGACGTTGTTGGTGAAGGCATCTCTTCTGGTATTTCAGCGGCGGCAGAAGCCTTCCCTGAAGCAGCAAGAACGGCAAGGGGCGGCATGGCAGCCTTCCATAGCACAGATATTGGCCGATCTTTAATGTCTGGAATTGAAACCGTAGGACAAGGTTTATCCACTTTAGAAGAAAAGTACCCTAAACAAATGGGAGAGCTTGGAGCGGCTGCCAATATCTTAACAGGGCTATCCCCATTAAGGGCTACGAGAGCAGGCAGAGCCGCAAAGGCAAGAACAAAGAGGGAAGCATTTACTGATAACCTTATTTTAAGAAATTCTACCCCCACTCAGATGAAGGAGCTGGCCGGAAGATCAAGACAGGTTGGCAAGAAGGTAGCAATTGACTTAACTGACTTTGAGAAAGCTGTATCAGTAGAAGTTGGCAAGCTAAGGGCGGTTAAGCCAAAGAACACTTTACTGAGAAATCAGAACGTCATTCAGTCAGAGATCACTAAGACGCTTGGCGCTCTCGATAAAAGACTTGCTCCATCTAAAGTAAGGATAAATAGAGACGGAATAAGTAAGCTTATTGATTTTGAGGTTGATAAGGTTATGAAGGCTAACGTATTAGTTCCCCTAGAAAGCCAGAAAAGACTTAAAGCTTTTGCTCAATTGGGTAAGGATATTTTAGACAAGCATCCCAATACCCCTGCGGGTTTGCTTAAGGCAAGAAGAGAGTTTGATAGATTGGTAAAGGATAAGAAAAAAACAGTCTTTGATACTCCTGAAGAGTTGCCTCTTAATGATGTAGTGAGATCAGTGAGAAGTTCCATTAATGATATTATTGATAAGTCTGTCCCCGATCTTAAGGTGAGAGCGTCTTTAGACAAGTCACACAAGCTGATTGACGCTGTTGAGACCATGATTCCAAAATCTGCCAAAGAGATTGCGGCTCACGGTAAAGGTAAAATACAAAGAGGGGCTGAGTCTCTTGCTAGATTCGCCGTACTGGGTAAAGTATCTAGCGTAGTAAGGAAAAAATGATGGGTTCAAAATATACAAGCATTGTGAGGAAATAATGGGACAAAAATATACAAGCAACACAATCTCAGGGTATAACTCAACACCGCCTGCTGATGATGGCTCTACTACAGAAGCCAATAAAGTTAAGTGGGCTACGGTTAAATCAAAATTAACCGATCCTATCAAGACTTTATCCGAAGCTAATAATTCAGATATAGCCACAGCTTTAGATTATGGCCCTGTCTCGGTGGTGAGTACGACCACAACTCTGGGTGTGGCTCAGAATAATCAATTTATTAATTTAAGTGGGGCTGCTGTACCTACTCTGGGAGACGCGGCTACCTTGGGCGCAGGTTGGTTCTGTGATGTTAAAAACACAGGCTCCAATGTAATTACTATGGCTAGAGCGACCCCCGGAGATACGATTAATGATGTTTCTGCGGACGATACGTTAAATCCTTTAGATTACATCCGTTATGTAGTTAATTCTGCCGCCAATGGTTTTGATACCGCATCCTCTAAAATAGCAACTCAAGCAGAAGCTAACGCTGGAACAAGATCGGATGTGGCGATAACACCTAAGACGATGATCGCTGCTGTACCGAGAGGTTATATATATGGGCTTAAATTATCGAATGATACGGATACAGACCATGATATAGCTGTAGCTGTTGGAGTTGCTGCTGATAGCGGTGGAGATTTGAAGCTCGATCTTTCCTCTGTAATGACTAAGCAAATAGACGCTTCTTGGGCCTCTGGTGATGATGCTGGCGGTTTATCCTCAAGCCTCACAGTAGCTAATACCACTTGGTATAACGTGTTCCTTGTTACGATTGCTGGAGCCGTTGATGTCTTGTTTGACACATCAGCTACTTGTGCGAATGGCGTTGCCGATCACTCCGTAACCAGTTATCGACGAATAGGCTCCGTCCTTACAGACGGATCGGCTAATATTTTACCGGGCGAATGGAACGGAGACGATTTTGAGTTCGATACAGTCATTTCCGAATATAGTGGCGCTGTAGCGACAACACGGCAACTACTTACAGTGTCAGTGCCATCTACTACGAGAGCTAAGTTGATTTTAGCTGCCCACGATGATGCAGACGGTTCTGTGCAGGTATGGATCAGACCAACGCACGGAACAGACGTTGTTCCCGGTGCTACAAACGCGCAACTCCAGTGGAGTGCTGGTGGTGCCGATGGATCGGCAAGCACCGAAGTTAACGTATGGGCTGACGGGAGTAGTCAGGTCGCATGGCGAGGAAATGACTCTGGGGATAATGTGCGAATAACGGTTCTTGGTTATAAAGACTTGAGAGGACAATGAACCTAACCCTTACAAGATGCGGCTCTATCCCCGGTAAATTATGAACGCTTACTCTAAATCATCTAAATCAAAGCTATCTCAGTGTGATGCTGGATTGCAGCGCGTTTTTACTAAGGTGCTTTACTATATCGACCATACTATAATTACGGGATATAGGGGGGAGGCCGATCAGAATGAAATGTTCAGGACGGGGAAGAGCCAATTATTATTCCCTAACGGCAAGCACAACCAGATGCCCTCTAGGGCTGTTGATGCTGCACCCTACCCGATAGACTGGAATGATCGGGAAAGGGCTACATTGTTCGCTGGGTTCGTTCTAGGTATAGCTAAGAGTGAAGGCATACAACTCCGATGGGGCGGGGACTGGAACGGGGACTGGAAGGTAAAAGATAATAATTTTGACGATTTGTGGCACTTCGAGATAATTGACTAGGAGAATGATCATGGCATCAGGCGGAAAGCAGAAGAAGAGACGTAAAAAACCGAAACCTAAATAATGGGCATTTATCTACTATTTGCGCTCCTATTCACGCTGGCATTCGCTGTCGAGCAGAACAGGACTTATTGCATTTTATTCTATGCCTCAATTCTGAATCTAATTCTCTATCCTTTCACAAGCGAGTATTCCGTTGTTCTGGAGGGCGCTTTAGACTTAACCGTCCTGATGATGATTGTATTCTGGGCAGATAAACACAGAACCTATCAAATCTCGCTCCTACTCTTTGCTCTTGCGGTACATTTACAGTTTGAGCTAGAACAAGCCTACGGTACCAGCCTTATATTTGACTATTACACTCAAATATTCACGGGAATAACAATAATGCAGCTACTAGGAGCGGTTTATGGGGGGCTTAATAGATTTTCTGAACACCTATGGCCGGGTAATCATTATAAGCGTCTATGTTCTGGTGGGTGTCATTTCAATAGGGGTAAAGTATGGCCGAAAGACTAGCACAAGGGGTAGAGGTCGGAGGGATAACCACGATACTACTGATCTGGACTAGTTCCACTATGGACTGGTTAAATGATAACCATTTGGCCGTGATTTCAATTGTTACGATAATTACCGGCATAGTAACGGCGATAGCAGCGGTCTATAGATATAGATTAAATAAGCGCAGAGTTGATCTTTATCAGAAAGAAGTTGAACTAAAAATTAGAAGGAAAGAGGATAAATAATGGATAAATTCAAATCAAGAAAGCTATGGTTTTTCTCTATTCTGGCAATGGTATTTACCATCATGCAGGCAAAGAACTTTCTCCCTGCCGATGCGGTGGTCTATTCAAACCTGATGATAGGGTTAATGATCGGATTCGCTGGCGGCAATGTTGGCGAACACTTTGCCAAGAAATGATTTATCTGAAACTCTTTGCTGCCGTAGTCATTTTTGGAAGCCTTGTAGGCAATTATTACCTTATTGGGTCTAATGCTGAGAAGGAAGCGGCCTTAGAGAGCGTGACAACGGCTTTCGGGACTTATGCAGGCAATGTAGAGGATGAGATTTCAGGCCATGAGGTAGCTCTTAAGACGGTCATGGCGGCTTATACGGAGAATGACGATGAAAGGGCAAGACTTGAGAATACACTTGCAAAACACGATCTGGGAGCCTTGGCAAAGAGTAAGCCGGGTTTGGTTGAGCGTAGGATTAATTCTGGCACTATCAAGCTGTTCGCTGCCATTGAAGCCAGTAGCCGTACCAATCGTGCCGAAGATAAGTCTCCCGAAGCCGAGGCCAATCCATTTTAACCCCGTAGA